TCGACCAGCTTGAAGCGCGCCGCGAAAATTGAGCGCGGCCGTGCGCGATAAATGGCTGATGAAGTGCTTTCGCGCCGCGAAATGAAATTGCGCGCTGCGCAAACTATCAGAACGGGAATGGTCTGATCACGGTCAGCGTGAGCTGACCGATGACGGTCTCGCCACACCTCGCGGTAGCGGTCAGCGAGTTGCTGCCGAAGCCGCGCGGGGCAGGCGGGAGCGAGACGATCAGCAGCGGCCCCGATGAGGTCGCAGCCTCTCCGAAGCTCGGCGGAGTAGACCACGCGATGTCCCACTCCACCCCGCCTACCGCATCCCCCAGCGGGATACCGACCAGAGTCCAGGTATGTGTGTCACCCGCATCGGAGTCGGGCGCGAGGGTGAACGCGCTGGTGTATGGCATCGCCGAGCCCTGAATGGCGCCAGAAAACGCGCGCGTCCCGGACTTGTAGGCGGGAATCTCGCCCCACGTCACTGCCGTCGCCGAGCACGGGCAGCCCGTCGGACCGGGGGCCGGCGGCAGAGGCAGGGGATCGGAATCCGCCGCCAGGCGCTGCAGGCGGATCGACAGGCCCAGATTGGGCGTGCGCTGGACCACTCGCTTCATACCACCACCTCGATATCGAAGGGGCTGTAGCCCGCCATGTATACAGACAGCGAGTGCGCGCCGCGCTCGGTGCGGAACTGCACGCGCCCGAGCGCATCGGTCTCGCGGGTCTCCTGACCGTCCAGCGTCACTGCGGCACCGGCCAGGGGGTTGCCGGCCGGGTCGCTGATCGTGAACGTGGCCACACCGTCCCGGAACGTCACGCTGTCGTCGGGCCGCGCAGCATCCACGGCCTGCGCGCGCTGGATCATCTCGATCCGCGGCGCGCTGCCCGCCGGCATCCACGCGACCAGATCGAGCGTGCCGCGGCCGCGGTCGCGGGCCGTGCTCAGCACCAGGGCAGAGCCTGCAGGCACGCGTGGATGATCGACCGCGACAGTGTCGCCCGGCGCGATCGCGAGGTATGCATCCACGGTCGCCCGCAGCGTCCAGCTCGGCCGCGCGATCATCGCGAGCCGGGCCTGCGCGATCGCCAGGGCATCGCGCGCCGTGCGCACCGCGCCCATGTCGAGCTCCAACTCCAGCCTGCCGTAGGACTGCACGGCATCCGGGGCGGATACGGTCACGGCCTGCCGCGCGCCGCCGGTCGCCCAGTCGTACCCGAACGCCGCCCGCGCCACCGTGGCCAGCTCGCCGGCGGTCGCCTCGGCGGAGATCCGCTCGACGTTCAGCACCGTCAGCGGCGCCATCGGGACGCCGATCGCGCGGCGCCGCGCGGTCGGCGGGTCCGCGACCCACACCGCGCCCAGCGGCTCGATCACCTGCGCGATCGCCGCGCGCACCCGCGTGTCACGCTCGGCGAACACCATCCCGAGCGCGAGGCCCGGGAAATCGTCCCGCAACCCCTGGAACGCATCTGCAGCCGGCGACCACCCGCAGCGCCGCAGCAGATCCGCCGCGATCGCCGCCGGGTGCTCGAGCAGCGCGCCGCTCGTGTCGTCGCGCCGGCCCACCACCTGCACCGCCAGCTCGGCCTCGGGCGCGCGCGTCACGCGCACGGTCGAGATCGCGCGGCCGGTCTCGTCCAGTCGCTGCACCAGCTGCCAGCCGTCGAGCGCCTTGCCCGCACTGCGCACCGCCTCCACGGCGACTACCGGATGATCGGCGACGAGCCACTCCAGCCCCGCGTCGTCGAGCGGCACCGGCGACAGCGTGACGCGCCCATACACCCACGGCAGCACGCGTGCGGCCGCTTCGGCGCGGTACCGCGGCAGATCTGCCGCCACGCGCAGCGGCAGGGGATCGGACAGCAGTCTCATCACGACTCAGCCCTCCAGCGAAAGCGTTGCCACGTCGGCCAGCGTCACCGCCTGAACCGACCCGGTGAACACGGCCACGTCATCGATCAGCAGCACCGCGCGAGCCCGCAGCGGCGGCACCGCCAGCCGCGCGGCCGCCTCGCCGCGAGCGTTGTCCAGCACCACGGCCACGCTCGGCACCTCGCCGTTCAGCGCAGCGCGCTCGGCGCCGGTCTCAAGCACATCGAGCACCACCGGCGGCACCGTCTCGATCCGCAGCTGCGCCCTCATGCCAGCACCGCCCTGAACGGGAGCTCCACCGACACCATGGGCTCGGCCACGCCCTCGGCCTGCCAGCCCATGTGCTCGGTCAGCACGATCTCGTCCGCATCGACCACCGCGATCGCCGCGCGCGCCGGCACCCGCACGTCGGGCACGATGCACACCGGCTCCATGCCCTGCTCTGCCGTGTGATCCACCAGCGCCAACAGCGCGTCGACGTTGGCCCCGATCAGCGCACCGCCCTGGTCGAGCTCCCAGCGCCACGCCCCGCCCGTGCCGCGGCCGCGGTACAGCGCCGCCGGGTTGATGCCCTGGCCGCGCGCCAGGCCATACTGCCTGCGCATCGTCAGATCCGACGCCCCCACGCTCGGCTGCCAGCCCACGCCGGCCCACAGCCAGCCGATCGACCCGCCCGCGCCGGCACCCGTTACCACGACCCGCAGATAGCGCGCCGCGGTACCGGCCGGCAGCACCGCCAGCACCGCCGATGCATGCCACGCCGGCGTCGCCGTCCATTCGCCGACCGCTGCCACGCCGCCCGAGATCGTCACAGCGCAGCCGGCCGGCAGCGTGTGCAGCCCTAGCAGCACCGCCTCCACGTCGTGCACCGCCAGCAGATCCACGTCGATCGTCACCGCAGCGCCGGACCACGCAAAGCCCTGGCCGATGCGCGGCTGGCGCATCCTGCTCGTCCCGTAGGTCGCCACCGCCTGGTAGCTCGCCGAGTCGCCGGCGACGAAACTGGGCGCCGCGCCCGGGGTCGCCACCAGGCTCAGCCCATCGCCCAGGGCGTGCGTCGCCCCGAACAGATCGCCCACCGTCCAGGCCCCGCCGTCACGCCGCCAGCGCAGCGACCCGCCCTCGATCGACACGTCGATCGCGTCGCCGACCTCGAACGGGATGCCGCCTGGAGCGAGCGACGCCTCCACCGGCCCGGCGACGTACGGCGCTGGCGCAGACGGGTTGTAGAGCCAGTCAGGCAGCGCCCCCGACACCGTGCCGCGCACCGTCCACGTCTGCGTCGGGTCGCCCGCGGCGCCGCCGACGAACGGCGCGCTGCTCGCAGCCACCACCGGAATCACGATCTTGTCGCCCTGCTTGTACCCGGCCATTCCGGTACCGCGGATCGTGATCGTGACCTTATCGCCATCCTTGATCCGGCGCTCGCACGCCGTGACGATCCCGAACCCGAACTCCTTACTCGACGCTGGCGTGCCGTCGCACCCGAGCACAGCCGACACGTACGGCTCGTTGGTGAATGCGGGGAGATACTCGCCGGACTCGTCGACCCACCAATGGTCGGCCTCCGGAAAGTCGCGCCAGCAGCTGCCCCCGCTTGCACCTGCGCTGCTGGCGTCAGATTTTGGGACGATGCCCGCCATCGCCCGGACGTGATCCATCATCGAGCCGACGAGTCGCGGCCACGATTCGTCCCCGGTCCACGCATAGATCCTCGTGCGTCCTTCGGCCAGTTCCCAGACTGCCGTGCCATCGGTGATGTCGCCGGCCTCCGTCGGCCATGTCGGCTCCGTTGTGCCCGTCACGCCGGCCGTCTTGACCACATAGAAATAGCCCGTACCGGGATCGATCTTGTCGCCGAGCGCCACCGCCTGCGATGCCTTCCAGTAGTACGGCTGCGCCTCGTACGAGATCGATGGCGTCGTGCTGTCCACCCACGGGCCGGACCCCACCCAGTTCGGCTCGGTCGCCCCCAGCGACTCCGGCGGCGAGCTGGAGTCATAGGCGTACGGCACCCCCAGGATCCGATACAGCCGCCCCGTTTTCGTCGACGAGCGGATATAGCGCAGCGAGATCGACGACTCAGACGGCGACGGCTGGATCGTCCGGATCGACAGCCCGGGCAGGTACTGCGGGGCGCTGATCGGCGCCCCGCCCAGCAGTTCGTAGGGGTCCAGATCGGTCTGCAGACCGGCCCAGTACGCATCCCACTGAGCCAGAGCACCCGCGTCCTCGTAGATCTCCGACAGACAGCTCGCCAGCGCGCGCACAGTCTGATCTGCGATCTCGATATCCGTCCGATCCGAGAACACGCGATCGCTCTCGCTCGTGCTCTGCTTGATCCCTGTATTGGTCTCGACGAACCCAGCCCGCCACGCATACAACTGCACCAGCCGCGTCTGATACGCCGCATCGAGTGCCATACCCGTACCTCCCACATCCAGCCCCAGGCATGCGCCCGAGAGATTGAGCGCCGGCAGGTCTGCGCACACGCAATCGGCCGGCGGGCGCTTGCGGTACGTGAACGTGATGCTCTTGTCGGTCGCTGCCGCCCCCAGCGTCAGCGGCTTGAAGCACAGCGCCGGCAGCCCCTCGTCCGCCTCGCGCGAGGCCAGCTGCACCAGCGCGCTGATGCGCGCGCCGTCCGCGTTGCTCGCGGGCAGCGGGATCCGAAACTGCACCGGCCCGGACGTGTACAGCTCGCCCGCCACGGCCGCGGGCAGCTCGCCCGACACGCCGCCGCGGACCGTCCACAGCGGCGCCACGCTCTGCCCCGCGTAGGTCAGCACCAGGTTTTCCGTGGGCGCGACGGACGCCACCGACACCACCTCGACCACGCCGCCTGTCGCCGGCAGCGCATGCGCATCGGTGCGCAGCGGGATATCCGTCACCGCCATGCCGCCGGGCGCCGTGTCGCGCGCAACCAGGCCGCGCACCCGCGCCAGCGCGCTGCGCGCCTCGACCTGGGCCAGGAATTCGTAGATCGTCACCGCCGTATACAACTCGGTGCTCACGCCATCGGTCAGCGACAGCGCGTAGTCGCCCGCGACCTGCAGCAGCCGCACATCCGCCGGAATCTCGTAGGCCGTCGCTGGATCCAGCCGATACACGAACCGGCCGCCCTCCCACGTCTTCCACGCCCGATGCACCGCCGGAAAGCCCTCGAACTGCACCCGCAGCGCCGCATCCGGGATGCCCGCGTCCGTCGCCGCCGGCTGGCCCCAGTCCCACTGCGGCCCCTCCAGGCTGTCCGTTCCGGCCGCAATCGGCTCGATCGTCGCGTACTGCATCGGCGTCAGCGTCAGGTTGCGTGTCACCGACAGCGCCAGCGCGTTGCCCGCCACCCCCGCCGCCCGCGCCACCAGCGCCGCACCATAGAACTCCAGCGCCGCCGGCACGGGCTCCGTGCCCGCGTCGAGCAGCGCGAACGTCAGCGACTCCGGCACCGCCGACACATCGAGCGCGTCGATCGACAGCACCCCGTTGCCCACGCCCCGAATCACCGGCGCAGACGGCGTCAGCGCGCCACCCGAGCCCGACACCACCTCCACATCCACCACCGCATCCGCCGCGCCCGTATAGCTCCCGCTCACCACCAGCCGGCCGCCGCCCTGGCGCGACTGCGCAACGAGTCGCACGTCGTCGCTGGCGCGCTGTGCGCTCGCCGTCAGCGACGCGGCCGACACGCGGTTGTGCTTGTTGGAGAGGATCCGGTTCACCGAGATCGACATTTACAGCGCCCCTTTCCTTTGCAGATCCGTGATCACCGGCCCGAGCTGGCGCGCAAAAGCCTCGAGGCTTGCGCGGTCGCCCGAGAAAATGCCGGACCCCGGCAGATTGATGTTGAGCGTGGTCTGCCTGGCGCCCGCCGCAGCCGCGGCCGGTGCGGCCGCCTGCACCCCGGCGCCGCCCGCCGACACGCCCGACGAGCTGCCCGAGCTCGATCCGCGCGGCGGCGCCGACGCATTCGTGCGCTGGCGTGCCTCGGCGCGGTAGATCTGCTCGATCAGCGTCAGTTGTTCCTGGAGCAAATTGATTTCGGCCTGCAGCCGCTGCACCTCGCCCTGATCCCGGCGCAGCTCCGCACGACGCAAGTCCAACCGTGTCAGCTCGATCGTGCGCAGCACCTCGGCCTGGTCGCGCGACTGCCGCGCGGCGGCGATCTGCTCTTCGGTGCCGTTGAGCTCCAACAGCCGCAGGCGCAGCTGCTCAACGCCGTCCGCGGCATTCGACGAGAATCGCTCCTGCGCCGCGTCGAGCCGCTCCATTTCTTCGATGTAGAGCCGGGCCGCCGAGCGCGCCCCGTCGATTGCCCCCGAGGCCACGCTGAAAGAGCGCGCCTGCGCGAGTGTGCTGTTGTAGACCTCAGACGCTACCCGCCGTGCTTCGTCCGCATACCGGCTCTGCGCCGTGGTCGCATCCACCAGCGACACCGTGACCGACTTCACCGCCGCGTTCTGCTCACGCGCGGCCTCGACCATACTCTTGCCGGCATCCTTCGCCGCCTCGCCGAGCTCGCCCGCGCTGCCGGCGGCGTCCTTCAGCGCCTTGTCGGTGCCCTTCACGCCGAACGCCGCCTCGGCCATGGTCCGCACGATCACCTTTCCGGTCTTGTCGACCTCCACCGCCAGGCCCAGCGCCGACGCCTGCGCCTTCACCGTCGCATCCGCCACGCCGCCGTTCGCCGCCACCGCCTGCTCGGCGTAGGCGGTGAAAGCGGCCCGGAGCTCCTCCGCCGTCGCCTTGCCCGAGTCGCGAATCACCTCGAACGCCTGCTTCGCCTCCGCGGCCGCGCGGTCCATCTCGGCCTTCGACGTCACGCCCAAGCGGCGGAACGCCTCCTCCACGCTGTTGATCCCCGGCGTCATGTCTTCGATCCGGCGCCGCGCCGCCTCCGACGCATCCGCCAGGCGCGTCATCGCCTCGGCCCCGATCTTCCCGGCCTCGCCCAGATCCTGGATGCGCGAGTTCAGCGCATCCACCGCCGCCAGCGTGTCCGCCTTCTTGAACGCCGCCCCCAGCGCCAGCTCGATCGCCCCGGCCGCCTGCACCGCCTCCACCTCGGCCGCATCCAGCGCCGTCACGATGCCGTCCACGCCCGCGATCGCCTCTGCCGCCGCCGGGCTGATCTGCCCCAACGCCGCAGCCGCATTCACCCCAAGCTTGCCGAACGACACCGCCAGCACCGCATCATTGATCTGCGCCAGGCGCTCGGCCGCATCGGCAGCCCCGCCGAACGCAATCTCCGCCTGAATGCGGAACTCCTGCAGCTCGCGCGCCGACAACTGCGCCAGCTTCGCGCGCAGCGCCGCGTCGATCTGCTCCCCAGTCACCTGCGCGCCCAGGCGCAGGCGGTCCAGGTCCAGAATCAGCGCCTTGATGCCGTCCGAGCTGCCGATGTCCGCCGCCTGCACCACCGTGCCCAGCGCCTTCGCCGCGTCCTGGCCCTTCGCGCGCAGCTCGGCAAAGCGCAGCTCAACCTCGCTCAGCTTGAAGCGCAGCGCCTCCGCCTTCGTGGCCACCAGCTCGATCTCGCCCGCCACCGCGTTCTGCGCCGGCTCGGCCAGCATCTTCTCGATCGCCGCGTCGGCCTCCTCGGCCGCCGTCTTCGCGCGGAAGAACTCCACCACCAGCGCCGCCACGCCCGCCACCGCACCGGCCACCGCCAGCCCTGGCAGCGCGCGGCCCAGCGTCAGCAGCGCACCGGTCGCAGCCTGGCCGGCCGCCGCCAGCCCGCCCAGCGCCGCAGTCTGCGCCGCCGTCGCCGCCGTGCCCGCCGTCGCCAGCGTCACATAGCCCCGCAGCGCCGCCGCCGCCTTCACCGCCAGCGCCGTCACCACCACCTCGCCGGCGGTCGCGGCCGCGCTCGCGATCTCGTCCAGGTTCTCGGCCACCATGTTCAGCCCGCCGGCCACGGCATCCGACGCCCCGGTGGTCTTGTCGAGCTCGCCGACGAACACCTGCCAGTTGTTCGCCATGCGCTGCGCCGCACGCTCGATCGTGTCCGGCAGCTTCGAGAACTCCGCGTCGATCGCCGCTGCCTGGCTCTGCAGCGCGCCCAGCACCACCTCGGTGGTCAGCGCCCCTTGCTCGGCCATCGCACGCAACTCGCCGCGCGCCACCCCCAGCCCATCGGCCAGCGCCTGCATCAACCGCGGCGCCTGCTCGTTCACGCTGTTGAACTCGTCGCCGCGCAGCGCGCCGCTCTGAAACGCCTGCGCCAGCTGGGTAATCGCCCCGCTCGCCGCGCCCGCGGCCGTTCCGCTCACTGCAAAGCTCTTGTTGATCGTGTCGGTCAGCTGCGCCACGTCCTCCTGCGACGTGCCCAGCTCGCGCGTCGATCGCGTCAGCGCCCCGAACAGATCCCCGATCGCGTTCAGCTCGCTGCCGGTTGCATTTGCCGACGCCCGCACCTGGTCGAGTGCCGCCGGCAGGTTGCCAGCAGCGCCCACCGCCAGCGCCAACCGCGCCTCGAGGTTCTTCGCCGCGTCCGCGATCGGCCCCAGCGAAGCCGCGAAGCCGGCCAGTTTGTCCACCGCGAACGCGCCGGCCACCAGCCCGCCAATCGGCCCCAGCAGCGCCGGCAGCCTCCCCAGCCCGCCGCCCAGCGTATCCACGCCGGCCGCCGCCTGGCGCGCTTCCTTCCCAAGCGCATCCACGCCGGCAGCCGCGCCGCGCGCCTCGTCGCCCAGCGCCCCCAGCGTCCGGGCCTGCTCCGCAATCCCGGCCTCGCGGCCAATCTGCTGCACCCCCTCCGCAATCGGCTTGAGCTTCGGCGCAGCCTCGGCGGCCCCCTGCGCCAGCTCATCCATGCCGCGCGCCACGGCGTCGAGCTTTTCAGTCCCGTCCGTCGAAACCTTTACGGTAATCCCGGCTTCGTGATTCGCGCCCGCCATGCTCGCTCCGTTGGGTAGGGTTCAAGCCCCGCCCGGCGCCAGCGCCGGACGGGGGCGCATATCAGATCAGGCTGATCCGCATGAAGCCGCCGTAGTCGGCATCCGACTCCAGCTCGGTCACGAACAGCGCCTCGCCCGCCAGCTGCAGCGACGCCTCCTCCTCCGCGATCCACGAGAAGTCCCCGTCCATCGCAAGGTTGATGCGCGGGATGATGATCCGCGCGCGCTGGCCCGAATCGTTGATCCCGTTGAAAATCAGCCCGCGCTCCACGCCGGTGGTGCTGAACGCGCTGATGTTCGTGTACGCCGCGTAGCTGTAATCCACCTTCACCGGCTCCACGTGCGCTGCCGGGTGGGCGATCAGGCGGCAGCGCGCGTGCTTCGCGTCCTCGATCGTGTAGTGCGTGTCCAGCACGTACACCAGCGGGGTCACCGCCGTGCTGTCCTCGATCACCACGTTCGACACGTCCGGGTGGCGCAGCGTGAAATAGTCGCCCACCGCAAGCGTCGGCAGCTGCTCGTTCGTCACCGTGCCGCCGGCCTCGGCCACCGCATCCCCGTAGAACGCCGCGGCCAGGGTCCGGCCCGAGAACTGCACCATCGACAGCGACACCGACAAGCTCTTGCTCGTCGTGCGCTCGCGCAGCGTCAGCCGCTGGCCCGAGCACGTCTCCTTGATCGCGGCCTTTTCCACTGCGAGCGAGGTCGCCAGCTGCGACGTGCCGCAGCCCACGCGGTACAGATCCACCAGATAGCCCTGGTCGGCGCGGCCGTTCACCGGATCGTAGCGGCCGATCATCACCGGCCCCTGGCCGTCCCAGATAATGGGGGTGTTCTTGTCCATCGCTTACTCCTTGGCTTTCGCCGTCTTCGGTTGCGCCGCGGCCGACTCGGCCGCGGCGGCGGGCTCGTCGGCCTCTTCGGCCACGCCCAGGCCGATCAGCCACTCGGCCTTGTGCTCTTCCAGGCTCAGCTTCGCGCCGGCCGGATACTTGCGCCCCGCATGGGTGTGGGGCGCCTTCAGGGTGATCCGCTTCATATCTCTGGTCTCCAGGGTTGCGGTCGGGGTTATCTGCACGGTCCCGCCGGGTCGGTCTCGTCGTGCTCGGTCACCAGCCGCAGTCGCGCGGCGTGGCACAACACCCCGGCAAACATCACCGGGGTCGCTTCTTCCAGGGTGATTCCAGCCGGGTCCGCCTGCTGTCGCACCCGCACCCGCCCGCCCAGCGACGGGTCGAGCTCGAACGCCTCCGCGATCGCGTCCACCAGCGCATCCATCACCAGCTCCGACGCCGCCGCATCGGCCAGCGCCCGGTACCCGGTGATCTCCCACGTCGTGGTCACCCTCCGGCGCCCTGGCGTCACACGCGCCGCCGCAAACGCCGCGCGCCGCACATACCAGCCCTGCAGCACGTCCTGCGCGCCCTCGTCGGCCGCATACACCGCGCGCAGCCCGGTGTGGTTCGCCGCGTAGCGCTCGTACGCATGCACCTGCCCGGCGCCCGGCACGGCCGCCAGCGTCGCCACGATCGCAGCGCGGATGTCTTGGGTCTTGCTCATTGGGGGTCTCCGATGCGCTGCGCGATGCGCTCCACGGCCCGGCTCAGCCCGGCCTGGATCGCATCCTGGTTGGCCTCGAACGTGTCGCGGAACATGAAAGCGCCCTCGGTACCCACGCGGGCGATCTTGCGAGCGATCGCCCACGCCGCCTGGCGCGCCTCCTTGCCGCGCACGCCCAGCTTGGCCTGCGCCCACAGCTCCAGCGGCGCCACCGGCGGCATGTGCGGCTTCGTGCCCAGCTCCACCGCCGTCGCATAGCCCAGCGGCGAGCCCACGCGGCCCTCCACGCCCAGGCCCTGCAGCTCAGTCACCTGACTCGTGATGCTCTTGCGCAGCGTGCCTTGCGTCGTTGGGGTGCGCTCCTGCACCTCACCCTGCAAGTGCGCCAGCGTCGTCTCAACGAAGCCGCGCAGCTCCTCGCGCACCACCTCCGGCGCCCTGGCGATCTGCTGCCCCAGCCGGGCCACCTCGCGAGCATCCAGCTCCACGCGCAGCACCTCAGCGCCTCCGGTACATGCGGCCGCGACCATGACTGGTGGGGAGCGTCAGATCCACGACCACGCCCGCCGCGTCGATTCGCGGCTGCTCCACGCCCTGCGCATTCACGTCGATCCCCAGGTGCGCGAAGTAGCGCGCGCGGTAGCTCTTGGCGCGCATCGCCCACTCGCGCGCCGGGTGCGCCTGGTCGACGCGGTCGGCCGCAATCGTCGCGTCCTGCGCGCTCGCATGCACCGTCGCAATCTGCTCGGCCAGCACGCTCGCCGCGTAGCACGCCACCGCCTCGCGGTGCGCCGTCGGGATCGTCGTCGACGTCGCATCCACCCGGTGCGGCGCACCGTAGTGCAAGCGCGCCGTCGCGCCCGGCATCGCCGCCTGCAGCAGCCCGATCACCTCGCCGGTCGGCGTGCGCCACACCGTCCAGGCATCCGCCTCGAGCGGCACCGGCGGCGTGGTCACCGGGCATTCCACCGCACGCAAATCGCTTGCACCCGAAACCCAGCCCAGCGGCAGCGGCACCGTCACGCCGTCCGCCGTCACCACGTCTTCCACTAGCTCGCGCGGGCGGTCGTGGCTGTAGCGCGCCAGCGCCAGCTCGATCGCACGCTCGCGCTGCTCGGGCGACACCCACTGCGCGGCATCGCGCACCAGGTCGTCGATCAGGGTTTCCAGCTCGGAGAGGGTTGCGGCAGGCATCGGGGCACTCGGGGCGAGGGGACTGCCCGGATGTTGCCGCGCGCGCGCGAAGCCGCTGAAGTAAAGGGGTTTTGGCCTTTTGGCCAGGGCGCTAGCCCAGGGACACCACTTTCCAGCGGCCCTGCCGACGATCGAGCCCGCGATCGTCCTTGTACAGCTCGGTCATCGACGCGTGGCTATGCCCAAGCAGCGTCTGCACATCGCGCACGCCCTGCGCGTCGTACATCCGCGCCGCCAGGCTGCGGCACTCGTGCAAGCTCGGCGGATCTGCATCCGCATCGGCCGGCGGCAGCGCACCCTCGCGGGCCTGCTCGAACCGCCAGCTCATGCTCGCGCCCACCGGCGGCGCCCCGGTCGTCTTGCGCACCAGCCACCCGTCGCCATCGTCTTCCAGGGCCGCATAGTCCCGGCACTGCGCCACCGCATCCGCCACCGTCATGCCCAGGGCGCCCAGCCGCAAGCTGGTCGGGATCGCCACCCGCGTGCCCGTCTTCTGCTGCTCGATGTGCAGGCACGGCACCGCTACGCCGTCCACCTGCTCGGACCACACATCCGAGAACCGCATCGCCCGCAGATCTCCGCGCCGCTGCCCCGTCACCAGCGCCAGCACCAACATCCGAGACACCCACGGCGGGCTGTGACGCGCTGCCCAGTCGTGCATCGCCGACCACTGCTCGAACGTCAGCCGCAGCCGCGCCACGCGCACGCGCGGCGTGCGGATTCCGTGGCACGGGTCGCGGTCGATCCATCCGTAGTTCACCGCCTCGCGGAACATATCCCGCGTCTCGATCAACATCCGGCGCGCAAGGTGCGGATGCTCAGCGGCCACATCGCCGATGAATGCGGCTATCTCGTGCGGCCGCACCGCCCCCACGCTGCGCTCGCCCAGCTCGCCGACGATGCGCTTGATGTAGCCGGCGCGGTTCTGCTTCGTCTTGAGCTGGATCGGCTTCGCCGCCACCACCTTGCCGTAGATCTCCGCCCACTCGGCCACCGTCCGGTACTTGTGGACGATGCGGCCGAGTGTTGCGGAAAGGAACGACATGGGGCTAGGCGGGGAGTGGGGGGATGCGCGCGAGGGGGATTAGAACGCTTCTTCCGTGAATACCACGCCGGGCGGCACGCATATCAGGTCTTCTGCGGATACCTCTTCGGGCGGACTGTCACCATAGTCCCGCGTCTTCTTCAGTTCCGCATTGATGGCCGCTACGGCTGCGTCCGGGCAGTCCGCTACCACAAAAAATGACCTTGCTCCGTGCCCTTCGGCATACAAGACATACAGATTCATTTTCCGGTCCTCAGAAAGCGATCTTGGTCGGGTCGTGACGATAGACCCACTCGCCGTCCCAGCGGACAAACACGTCGCCGGGGCGCAAATATGTGACGCTCGCCAGCTCGGACGGGCTCAGTACAAGCAGTTTGCCGGCGCGAACATAACTGTCGAGGTCGGCCAGCAGCGCGCGCCACTGATTCAGGCCAGAGTTGTACACAGTTGGCTGCACTCCGTCGAACGGCACGATGTCATGCGTAAACTGCATTATCGTGCTGCCGTACATCGCAGCCCGCTCGACCGTCATTTGCAGCAGCGAGCCCTCGTATGTGTCGCGCGTCTCCGGCGTGCTGGCGTCGGCCGGGTGGCTGTACAGCTGCCCGCTGAAATAATTATAGCGACCCCATTTCGGAATCCACCCCGTATTCCAGCCCGCGTTGATGCCGCACCGCGTAACGCCGTCGCGCAGCAGCGGACGCGCCGGCGTGTTTCGCCGGAAGGGAGGCTGGGCGGCGAACGGATCGACGCCCCACTCGCTATCGACGACTTGCGTGCGCGCAACCTCCACACCAAGTCGCCCAAGCTCTTGCGCCATGAAAACACCGCCCGCAACGTTTGATCGTCCAGAGCCTTGCAGGAATTGCAGGAAGCGCAGCCCCGCTTGTTTTGCGCTAGTGTTGTTGCGGATGCGGTTGGAGATCGCGCGCCAGGACGCCTCCAGCACCGCGGGCGTCTCAGTCCCTGTCAGCGCACCAGCAGCCGGCGCGCCGGACTCCAGCGAACGCATGTGCGGGAATATGTCCCATCCCGCGTCCGAAAATTGCCGCAGGTCCGAAAGGCTCGGCAACACTGCGTTGTTTTCCGCATCTTCGAACAGCGAAACGCCACCGCGCCAATCTCGCTGCCGGAATGCAGATAGAGCGTGCTCGCGGAAACCCTGATACGCACCATCCCCGATCAGCGTAAATGCACCGATGGGCCACTGACTGGAATAGATGCGATTGATCTTGATGACGCACGCACCGGATGTTTGAATATGGAAACGGAATCCCACAATCTCGGCGTCGGCCGGCGTGCCGTTGCCCGTACCCCACCCCGGCACCGTGCCGTTCGGCACGCCGCGATCCGGCGCATTAACCTGCAATGTCCGGTACTTGCCGTTCCAGCGCGCGGCGAAATTCGGGTCTGTGCAGCCATACGACGACGACCCAACCTCTACCAGCGACATCGGCGCCCGGTCATTTTGCCCAGCGAAGTACGGCCAGATTGCAAACTCGGCGATCTTTGACCAGTCGTCACACCATACCCGGAAATGGTTGTGGAACCCAAGCTTTGCCTTCGTACCGTAGTAGTCGGGCGGGATTGGGAGCGTTGTGTAGCCGAGCGCCGTCACGCCCGCCATCGTCAGCACGAGATCTTTTCTATAGAACTCGCCGGCAGCGGAATCTGCAATCGTAGCAACGACGCCCGCCGCGGCGGTGATCGTCGCCGGGTTGATCGCCTCGGGGTTGAGGATCGGTCGGTGCGTGGGCAGCAGCTCATGCAGCGGGATCGGACCGCCGCCTGGGTTTCGCTGGACGGGGTATGCACTCCCCCCACCCGGTCCACTCACGAACCGAACCTCCTGCCCCACCGGCGGGGCAGCCCTTTCAAGGATGCTGCGCTTCACGACATCACCTCCCAGCTCGCCGCAATCTGGGCGCCGGTGCCCGCAAAGTGCAGCTCCATGCGGTGCCAGAGCGTGCAGTTGATCGCCAGCTGCGTGTTCGCCGCGGCGGCCAGCGTCGGCGCGCGCGGCGCCGGGGTCACGACAAGGTAGCCATCTGCGGCAGTCACCGAGCCCGGCGTGATGTCGCGCAGCGGCGCGTTCGGCGTGGCCTGGCCGTAGAGCTTCCAGCCGGTCACGGCCGATGCGCCTTTGTTCTCCAGGTCGACGCGCAGGATGCTCGCGCTGTAGCCCGGGTTGTCGATCACGACAACCGGCTCCAGGCTGGCGGTCAGGGTGCGGTTGGCGGTTTTGCTCACGGGGATCTCCAGCGATACGAAAAAGGTGGGGGTTTCCAGTCCTCTCGCCCGTTATCCACCCCCGAAAAGGTTGGCGGGCCGAGGCAGTCGCGGGGCTCCCGGGGGCAGCGGCTGCCAGCCGCCCCCGATCACTGCCCTGGGGGAGTCCCTTACGCCACCACCGCCTTGTAGAACCCGCGGTAATCCATCACAGCGCCGCTGTAGATGTGGCGGATCTTGTAGGTGACCTGGTCGTTCGAGAACAGCGACCCGACGTTCGGCGTGTCTTGCACGAAAAGCTCCGGCTCCTCGCGGCCGTTCAGGAAGCCGACCTCGATGGTCGGGATCTGGCGCGGGTCGGCCACCACCGCCCAGTCGTTGGCGTCGGTCCAGTACGGCACCGCGATCACTTCCGGGTTGATGGTCTGGATGAAGGTCTTGTCGTTGTTCTGGTTGCGGATGAACAGGTCGAACGCGGCGGCCTGCAGCTCGGGCGGGACCAGGAGCGTCCGCGGCGTCAGGTTGAGCCGCTTGAGCGAGCCCGCGCGGGTCTGCTTGAGCATCGCCAGGCGTGCGGCCGCAAAGCTCGTGGCGTCCAGCGCAGCGGCGCCGAGGTTGCCGTGGCCAGCGGTGAACAGCGCCGTGGTGTCGTAGATCGTCGGGTTCGTGCGGATGAAGTCCATCACGAACTCGTACAGCGTGTTGGCGGCAGCCAGCGCCATCTCGGTCGGCAGGCGGCGGATTGCGCCCACGTCGTCGTTGGCGATCATCTCCAGGGTGATCGACTCGGTGCCGCCGCGCTTGGTCAGCGCATAGGTCGCCTTCTCGTCACTCGGGCTGGTCAGCGCGGTGTAGGCCGCCGCCTGGTTCACGCCGGGCAGGTTGCCGTAACCACCGATGCGGGTGCGCTCCTGGGTGCGGAAGTCGGTCACCGGCACCACGTCGGCCACCTTGCGCCAGGCCTGCAGGTCGGTCATCTGTGCGTAGTCGGCCAACATGCGGCGGGTGATGCTGTCGCCCAGCACGTTCGCCCAGCTCGAGGAGGACAACGCCTCGACGAAGCGCTCGCCCATCGACTCGCGCATGCGCGACAAGTCGCAGTTGCGCAGGTCGCCGGTGATCTGGCGGTCGCCGGTGATCTCGACGTAGCACTCCTTGAAGCTGTGCACGCCGCTGCGGTTGAAGAAGTTGTCGAGCATGGCGCCGATCTTCTGCGAGCGGTCTTCCACCTGCACCGTCTCGTCGAAGTGGATCACCGGCTTGCCGCTCTCGGTGAAGCGCGCCAGGTACGCGCGCTCGTCCTCAATGGCCTTGCTCACGTCCGCCGCGGTGAAAGGCGCTTGCGCCTCCACAAAGCGGGCGAGCAGCTTGTCCTTGGCGGGCTGCGGCAGCTTGGCGGCGCCGACCAGGTCGCGCGCGGTGATGCGGGCCTCCACCAGGCGCACCTGGTCCATCAGCGCCGGATCGGCGGCGGGCGCGGGGGCCGGGGTCGGCGCGGGCTTGGCGGCCTTCGCCTCCACGAAAGCGGCCTCGATCTGCTCGTCAGTCGCGTTGGCGTCGTCGAAAGCGGGGTTGTGGGCCTTGATGGCCTCGATCATGCGTTGGCGCAGTGCCATGTCTTCATCCTCCTGGGACGGGGTTGCTTGGGCTTCGACGATGCGCAGCAGGGCACCGCCCGCACCGGGTTCCACGATCAGATCCACGGAATGGACCTTGGTGATTTGGGTTGCGGCGCGCAGCTTGCGGCCGCCCTTGGTGATGACCTTGGCCTTCGCGTCGGCGTCAATCGAGAAGCCGAACAGGCCGGCCATGCCGCGGGCGTGGGCCTCGCGCACGCGCACGGCCACGTCGCCATCGGGCTGGATCAGGTGCAGATCGGCCTGGATCTCGCCGGTGTCGGCCGCAGCCCCTTCGACGAAGCGGGCGTTGCGCAGCTGGCCTACCAGGTTGCGAAAGCTCTTGCCCGGCGCCACGGCCTGGGTGCCGGCCGCGACGTGATCGGAGTCGCTCTTCTCGAAAACGCGCGCGCCTTCGACCAGGCGCACGGCGTCACGCAGCACGGCGTCGGGGTAGTAGTTGCGGTTGCCCGATTCGCCGGCGCGGATCACGCGGATCAGCCACACGCCGCCGGTAGGCTCGCCCACCGCTTCGATGAAGGCCTGCTCCTGCTGCGCCTCGGTCATGCGCGAGGCGGCATCCACGTGCTGCATCACCACCTCGCGCGGCGCGCCCACGGTGACCGCGTTGTCTTCGGAAAGGGTGAAGGGGAAGGCGTAGTAGCGGCCGTCCTTGTAGACGACCACGCGGTCCGGATAGACCGCCTCGGGGCTTGCGTACTCGGAGACGTGCCCGGCCTGGACCAGCGCACGCATCACCAGGTTGAGCACCGCGCGCACCTCGGTGGCGGCGGCCTCGATCAGCCGCGCGCCCACGATGCCATGGGCCGGGATGCTTTTCATGGTCAGGCCTTGCCGCCCTTGCTCGCCGGCGCCTTGCCGGTCAGCTTCTCGCCCGAGGTGGTCACCACGACGAGCTCGTCACCGCGCACGCGGTTCGCGAAGACCTCGTCGGCCTGCAGCGGCACGTCGGTGTCCTTGCCGGTCGGCTTGCCATCGGCGCCCAGCTCGGGCGCCTTGCGGCTCACCAGCTTTGCGGCCTGCTCGGCCGGCAGGTCCATGGGGTGCTGCGGGGTGGGTTTGTCCATTGCTGCGCTCCGTAAAGGCGGTTGGGGGAATGACGGAGCGAGCATGGCGCCTCGCGCGAGGGCCGCAGAAGTAAAGGGATTTGGGCTTTTCGGGGCGGGCGCCCGGGTGCGCGGCTCAGCCCTGGCGGGCGGCGTTGCGCACGGCAGCGCGTGCGCGTGCGTTCTCGGCGGCGTCGCTCTCGGCGACCTCGTCTTTCACGGTGCGCTCGAGCCCGTACGGGTTGTCCTTCGGCACCACCGGCACCGCAGCGCAGCCGCAGTTGATCGTATGCCGCGCCGGCGCGCGCGGGTCGCCGGGGTACATCATCTTCACCGCGCCGCCCTCCAGCACGAACGGCTTCTCCACCGGCTGCGTCTGCCCATGGATCGCCACATGCTCTGGCCGCGGCTCGCGCTTGCCGCTCTTCAGCCACTTCTTCTGCAGCCCGGGCACGTACTGCGCGCTTTGCTCCATGCGCAACTGGTTTGCTGCCGCAAAGGCCCGGTTGAGCTCGGTCGCAACGATCGTCGTGCCCCGGCGCAGCGTCTTCTCGCCCAGCGCCTCGCTCACGGCCTTGATCGCATCGAAGGGCGTCTTCACACCAATCGTCACCAGGCCCAGCTCGCTGTTGATCAGGTTCGCCGCGTCCAGCGTCACGTCCTTGATCTTCTCCGTAAGGAACTGCCGCATCGCAGACAGCTGCCGCGTGTCCAGCTGCGGCATCACCACCGACACCGCCGACGCCGCCAGCACGCCATCCACCAGCGCCGAGCCCTGCCGCCACGCCGCCACCTGGCCGGCATCCACCGCCGCCGCCACGTCTCCCGCGATCAGCTCGAGCACGCGGCGCACCTCGCCCTGCAGCTGCGGCAGATACCACGCCTGGTAGTCGCTCGGCAGCGCCGCCAGAATCGCCAGGATGTCGGCGTCCGCCTTCTGCAGCAGCGCGCGCAACTCGGCCAGCGTGCCGTTGATCAGCCGCGTGCGCCCTGTCAGCGCCGCGTTGAAGGCCTCGGTGGGCGTCGTCACAGCCGCCCCTCGGCCTCGGGGTCGTCACGCCGCCGGCACGGCGCGCGCGTGTTCCACGCGCAGGTCGCCGCGTACATCGCCTCGTCGCGCAGCCCATGGTCCGGCCCCGGGCGGTACTGCACATCCTGCCCCTGCGCACGGCACTCGATGCAGCAGCACAGCGCCCGGCGCGCGCCCAGCATCCAGCTCACGTCCACCATTTCCGCCACGCCACCGCAGAACGGGCAGGGCAGCAGCTCGGGCAGCTCGGGCAGCGCCTCACCCCGCAGCAGCTCGGGGGCCGTCGTCGGAAGCCCCTCCGGGGCAAGCATGCTCACGCCTCACCCCGCTCGGCGCCCGGCGCCGCGTCGGGCTCCGGCTCCGGACCCGGCCCCACAAAGGCATCCCGCGCCGCGCGCGTCTCGGCGCCCTCGCGCGCCTGGCGCAGCTCCTCGGCCGGGTCGATCTCCACCCCCAGCCGCCCCGCCACCGCGGCCACCAGCGCCACGCCGGTCTCCTCGCCCATCAACCCCGCGTTGATCGCCATGCTCACCGCCTGCACCACCTGGGCGAGCGCCGCCGCGTATTTGGTCGTGTCGCGCGCCGTCATCTCCGGGAACACCGCCTCGCACGCCAGGCGCTCGTCCCACCAGTCCGGCTCGCCAGCCTCGGCGATCAGTTTCTGACGGATCACGTAGCGGCCCACGCTCTCGATCATGTGCTTCAGGAAGCGCTGCCGCATCGAGAAGGCCTTGAATGTCGGCTCGCCCATGCTGTCGCCGGTCGCGCGATTCACATCGCCGCCACCGCCAAACCAGTGCTCGGGGATGGTCGCGCCGCCGAGCACATGGTTGCGGAACAGCCGCGCCCCGTCCGCCGTGTCGCCGGCCTTGATGTCTGGGCTTTCTGCTTTCCAGACCTCCGAGTCGTTATGCACCCGCACGCTGCCCGGCGCCGGCGCCTTGATCGTCCGCGCCTTCTCCTTGATCTTCGACTCGTCCGCACCGGTCACGGTCACGTCCCACACGAAGGCCCGCAAAAAGTTGTAGCGCTCGATCTCGCCGAACAGAAACTGATCGTAGGCATCCACCCAGTCCGCCGGCGCCCGCAGGTCGCTGCGCCCGCGCCGGGAAACGCTCAGGTCATTGACCGTGAAGTAGAACGCCTCGCCATCCGCAAACGTCTTGCGAATCTCCTGCGTGCGCTGGGTAAAGACCGTCTCCGGCCCGTTCACGATCACCCGGTAGCGCAGCGCGCGCCCCTTGCGGTCCCGCACCGTCACGATGCCGATCGGCTGCTCCGGGTTGTCCGGGTCCACCACGACGGTCTCGATCAGCGCCGGGTCCAGATAGCCCAGGCGCACATGGCCATCCACCTCATTCACGAAGGTCGGCCACACCTGCTCGCCGAATATGCTCAGTTCGCGCACCTTCTTCGGCAGCTTCACGTCCATCGAATTGATCGGATCCGACCAGAAGCGCCCGATCGTCTCCTGCATTGCCGGCTCGCCCGCGCGCAGCTCCACGCCCTCGGCCAGCATGTAGGCCAGCGGCAGCTCGACGATGCGGTTCGCCAGCAGGTTCGCGTCCCACAAATACAGCGCGGTCTCGCGCATGCGCGCCTGGCTCAACGGCGACAGGTCGCGGTCGGCGTCGCCACTCAGCCGGCGCCAGCCCTCTTCATCGTCCGGGTCGATCGTCGCGCCGGCCGCCTCCACCACGCGCGCGGCGCCCTCGGTTTCAGAGGCATCACCCCCGCGGCGGAACAGAAAATCCAGAATGCCCATCGGCCTAGCCTCTCGGTGTTGGTTATAACGCGTGTTACACGCCCTCAGGCGGGCTTACACGCCTTCGGACGGGTCATCAGCCGCCCCACATGGCGCACAGGGCGCCACGGGCCGCGCTTGCGTCTTGTCCGTTGCCTGGTCCCAGGTCTCGCCCGCATGCCTCGCCAGCGGCTTGCGCTGCCGCTGCCGCAGGCGCTTCCTCGACCACGCCAGGCGGGCGTCCAGGTCGCGCGGCTTCATGCCCCACCTGCCAGGCGCGCGGCTTGCTGCTCGGTCAGCTCGTAGGCGTCGCGCACATCGGCGATCGCCGGTGGCCAGGGGATACCTTGCGCCTCGGCGATGCGGCGGCAGGCGACGGCGAAATGCTCGGGGTCGCATTCGATGCCGACGAAGCGCCGGCCCTCCAGCACAGCAGCAACGCCCGTCGTGCCAGACCCCATGAACTGGTCCAGGATCTGGGCACCCTCGGGCACGATGCGCACCAGCTCGCGCATCAGCGCGGTCGGCTTTCCGGTCATGTGGTGCTTGTCGGCCTGCAGCACGGTCGCCCGATAGGCGCCGGGGAACGGCCCAGCGTGCTCGGCGATCGGGATCTTCCCGGCCGTGCCCCACACGATGTATTCACACTGGTGTTTCAGGTAGCCCTTGTGCGGGGCGCGCGCACCCAGGCCCTTGTCCCATGCGGCCACGCCGCGCCACATCAGGCCCGCCCACTGGAAGGCATCCGACAGCGCAGGCAACTGGCGCCAGTCGATGAAGCTGAGCACATAGGCGCCTTCCTCTATCGGCAGCCGCTTCAGCCATTCGACGCACCAGTTCATCCACGACCGCTGGTCTTTCGCGTCTCCGGAAAACGCCCGCCACTGGCGCTTCACGTCGCCCGAGACATACTTCGCCTTCACCGACATGGTGCGATCCGCGCGGTACATCCCGCCCGACGCATAGGGCGGGTCGGTGATCACGGCAGCCACCGGCGGCAACCCGGGCATGATCTCCATGCAATCCCCCAGGTACAGCACCGCCGCACCGATCTCCACCTTCTTCACCACAGCGTCACTCCCCTGGCGCCCATGCGCCCTTGTCCCATCTTCGGCCGCGGCGCGCGGTACGTGTACGCCTCGGCCTCCACCGTCTCACCCGCTGCCGGCGGCACCTCGGCGCGGCTGGCGGCGTAGGCCAGCATGATCGCCACCGCCGAGTCGCCGTGCCGCTTGCCCCCGTCCGCGCCATCGGTGCGCACGTCGGGGATGATCGGGATGCCCTTGTCCACCACCACCAGGCGCAGGTCATCCAGGATGTAGCGGTCCATCGGCAGCTCGATCCCGCCATCTTCGAAAGCCGCTTTCAGCGGGGCGGTGTTGTCCCGGTACCAGGGGCGCGACAGCATCACCTGCTCGATCAGCGTGGCGCCGTAGCGCTGCATCGCCTTCTCGCCCAGGTACTGGCCGTTGCCGCGCGCATCCAGCTTGCCGGCGCGGAACCTCGGCAGCCGGTCGCAGATATAGAAGAACGCCTCGCGCTGCTGGTCGAACGGGCAGTTGCGCAGCTCGAGCAGGAACGGGAACCGCCGGCGCAGGTTGGCCAGCAACTGGCACGGCGCCATCACCGTCAAGTCGCCCGTCCGCCCGAAGTCCTCGCCGACGAAGCTCGGCGCATCCGGGTCCAGCGCCAGCAGCAGCGGCAGCACGTGGGTGTCGAGCCACTCGCGCATCTCGGCCGTGCGCAGGTGCTCGGGCCAATGCACAAAGTCCGGGGCCGGCGGCGCCCAGCGCAGCACCGGCAGGTCCTTGTTCATGCGCGCTTCGATCAGCGCGCGCGTCAGCCAGCTGCCCGAGCCGTTCTTGGGGATGCAGTCCAGCTCCTCGGCGGCGTTGTCGCCGTACTGGGCATAGATGCCCTTCACCCAGATCTGCTTGTCCGCCTCGGTGGGCTGCACGCCGCGGCGCAGGCATACGCGCTCGTACAGGCCATCGGCCAGCGCGTCCTGGAAGGTGATCGTGTGCACGCTGTACGGGTACTTGCCCGCGCGGATGTCCTTGATCCACTCGTTGAAGGGGTTGGCGTCGCCGTCGTGGGTGCTGATCACATGCACCTGTCCGCCCCAGATCAGCAGCGCCATCGCCGCCTTGAGCAGCTCGCCCAGGTTCGAGTGGAATGCCGCCTCGTCGATGATCACCCGGCCCTGCTTTCCGCGCAGGTTGCGCGGGCTGCTGCTCAGCGCGGTGATGCGGTGGCCCGATGCGCAGCGGATGGTGAAGGTGAGGATGCTCTTCTTCTCGTCGCCTTCGATGAAGACGTCCTCGCCTTCCTCGATCTCGCTCGCGGCCATGCCGTAGAACTTGAGCCAGTCGCCGCAGTCGCGGATGAACTCTTCGGCCATGTCCTTCGTATAGCCGATGTACCACACGTCCATGCCGCTCGCAGACGCCGCCAGCAGCGCCGAGTCGCCGGCCTCGCCCCAGCTCAAGCCGATACGGCGCGATTTCTCGCAGAACTTCACCGGCGTGGCGTCCTTGGCCCAGCGCTGCTGGTAGGGCAGGAACGCCATCGGCGTGCGCGCGTCGCGCGCTTCCATCGCACGCGCCACCGGGGCGAGGGCGGGTGCGGCATCAGTCATGGAGATCCACCAACGCTGCCGCCTCGCGAAACCTGCGCATGGTCATGTGGCGCATCCGGCTGCGCTCGGCCGGCACGCGCGACAGCCGCCGCACATACTCCGTCTCGTCGCAATCCATCAGCGTCACGCTCTCGCAGCTCACGGTCGCTGGGTGGATCACAAACACCCACCAGCGCTCGCCGTCGACCTGGTACTCGCCACCGCGCACCACATGCTCCCGTTGCAGCATCAGTGCTCGTCCTCGCAAAGGTCGATCTTCAGCAGCCCTGGATCCGTCAGGGCGCGCAGGATATGAACCGCGTCCTCTGTATCGTCAAGGTTGAGAATCCGGGCGAGCATCTCGCCGAATGCCTCGGCGAAGGCGCCCTCGTCCTCGCGACTAAGATTGAATTCGATCTTCTGCGCCATCACACCACCCCCAGAATCTTCTGCCGGATCAGGTCCGCCGCCTCATCACTCAGCCCGCTGGCCTTGGCCTGCTTCACCGCTTCCACCGCCGCGCGCTTCGCCACCTCCTGGCGGATCATCAGGATCCGGTCGGCGGTCAGCTTGTCCGTGCTCGCCAGGTCCTTCATGGCCTTCGCCAGGAACATCACCTCCTGTGCATCGCCGCCTTCCTCGCGGTCGCCGATCGACCCCAGCGTCTGGAACGCCACGCTGCGCAGCATCTCGGGCAGCAGCCGGGCCACGTCGCCATCGGGCTCGCTCTCCAGCTTGCTCACCCACACCTTGGCCACCTCCTGCGCCTCGCGGTACCGGCGCATCTGCTCCTCGGCGCGCTGGGCGTAGCGGCCCAGGGCGCTGCGGCTCACCGGTGCGGCGCCGCCGTTGATCGTCGCCAGGTGCGCCAGGATGTCGTCGAGCGTGTGGCGCCCGTCGCGCAGCAGCTCGTCCACCGCGCTGCGCAGCCGGGTGTCCAGCTTCTGGACACTGCTCTTGCGGGCCATGGCGTCAGATCCCGGGCGCGGGGCGCGCCACGCCCGGCACCACCACGCGGCCATGCGCCACGTCGGCGCCGCGCTGGGTCAGGGTGGCAATGCTCACGCCGCCCACGGCCTCGAGCTTCAGCAGATCCTGCTCGGCCAGCCACGCCAGGTCGGTGCCCAGGCGGTCCATCCCCACCGCGTGGCCAAAGCCATCCAGGGCGCGCTGCAGCAGGTAGGCGTTGCCGCGGTAGTCCGGCGCCTGCTCCAGCAGCCGCAGCACCACCAGGCGGCGGTCGGCCGTCACGTGTTCCGCAAACGAATTCATTGCTTGCCCCCGGTCGTCATCAGGTAGGTGTGGATCAGGTGCAGCGTGTTGTTCGCGCCCTTGAACTCGCCCTGCAGGCTGGCCAGCGTCTCGCCCACCTGGTCCATGCGGGCGTGGATGCGCTTGAGGTCGTCGTGGCTCGGTGCGTGCTGGATGTCCTTTTCCACGCGGGCGAGGCGGTCGCCATGGTTGTCCATGCGGTGGTCCATGTCGCTCCTCATGCCCTCGATCCGCGTCTGCAGGCTCGCCTGCAGGCTGGTGATGCGCTCGTTGGTCACCCGGTTGCGGTTGGCGAAATACGTGTAGAGCGCCGCGATCCAGATCACCAGCGTGTTGGTGATCTGCAGCCAAAGTTGTACGTCTTTCAGTTCCATGCCGGCGCTCGTCATTTCGGGTCGGGGGGTTCGTGCCAGTCGATCAGCGCGTCGAGCCGGCGGGCGCACTCGTCGTACTGCCGCCCGGCGCCGATCGCCCATCGGGCCAGGTCGGTGTCGGTGGCGTAGCGCTCGGGCTCAGGCCCGCCCCCAGCCCCATCTCCACCCCGCTGCGCGGAATCGGCGCCAGCGTCGGCGACACGCGCTGCAGCAGGGCGGCCGGCGGCCGCGGACACTCGAGCGGGGGCAGGGGCGATGCCGGGGGCACGGTCGAGCACGCGCAAAGCAGCAGCGTCCAGACAGGCGCGCCCCTGCGTAGCCAGGGTGATCTGTTCATCGAGCTCTCCTCGTAGGGCTTCGGCCTGCCGCAGCGCGGCGGCCAGTTCGTCGGTCAGCGCATCGCCGCGTGCCTGGGCAGCCTGCAGCCGCGCCGCGGCCTGCTCGGCGAAGATTCGCCACTGCTCGCTGTGCTCGCGCTGCACGGCCTCCAGCGCGTTCTGCAGGCTCGCCACCTCGCGCGCCTTCAGCAGCCCGTTGAGCCACCCGCCGCCCATCGCGGCCAGGCTCAGCGCGAGGGTCACGAGCACCAACTTGGTACCGCCACCGAAATGGTCGACCAGCCATGCGAGCGGGTTCATGTGCGGATCGCCTGGCTGGTCACGATGCGCAGCATCGCGTTGATCACCGGCAGCCCCACGGCGATCGCGGTGTAGAGATTCACCGGCAGCAGCGGCTGCAGCAGCCCGGTGCTCGCCTCCAGGGCCAGCAGGCCGGCGGCGAGCACGTTCACCCAGATGGTGCGGCTGTGCCACCAGTGCTTGCAGGTGGGCGCAGGCACAGCGGGCTCGTCGGCGTAGTCGCGCGGCGTATCCATCACGCACACTCCTGCGCGGCCGCGTCGGTCGGCGTCAGCTCGCGCACCACCAGCACGTCGCCCCGGTGCAGATGCACGATCGCCGACCCGCCCGGCGGCAGCTCCTGCGTGCGCACCGGCCGGTCGTTCACCTGCCCGCAGGCATCCACGTGGAACACGTCCGCGCGCAGCCATGCCGCGCTCTCCGGTTCGTGATGGGTCACGGTCACGCACAGGCTCACGGCAGCCTCCACTCGGTCAGGATGTGCCCGGGCTGCGGCTGCAGCCCGTCGGCGAGCCACTGCTCCACGTCGAACCCCGGGCACGCCTTGCGCGCCCCGGTGTCACGGTGCCCGCACACCCCGCGCCAGTACGTGTCGGAGTTCGCGTGCTGCAGCGGGATGCCGTACGTCGCGCACAAATAGCGCACCTGCTGCGCGAGCTGGTCCCACTGCAAAGGGGTGAACTGGTCGGTGCCGACCAGGCAGATCGACAGGCTGTTGCCGTTGTGGCCGCGCGCATGGGCGCCCACCTCCGACGCATGCCGGCCCGTAGCCAGCCCGCCGTTGGTGTAGATCACCCAGTGGTAGCCGATGTGGTACAGCTCGGGGTTCCACTTGCGCGCCTCGTCCGTCTTGGGCGCACGCCGGAACCCGGCCTCTTTATGCCAGTGGTCGATATCCAGCACGCTGGTCCAGCGCCCGTTGGGCGTGGCCGCGCAGTGGATGATGAGGGAGTCGATTCGGCGCAGGTAGCTCATGCCCGCAGGCTACGCGCGCGGGCGAGGGGGGCCGAAGTAAAGGCGTTTGGGGCTTAGGCGGCGGGCGTGTCCGCCCCAGGCGCGCGCCAGCCGTCCAGACCGGCGGCCAGCGCCGCGCAGGCAAGCGCGGTGCGCCGGTCGATGGTGACGGCTGCGCCGTCGGCCCAGTCTGCGCCGCGCTCGAGTCGCTGGTACGTGGCCAGCGTCACACCCAGCGCCGCCGCCGCGGCGCGCTGGGTGTAGCCCATGTGTTGCCGCCAGGCGGCAAGGTCAGCCGGGGTCATGTGTGAAACTGGTCAATGTCCAAGTCAAAAGCCTCCGCCAGTTCGCGATACGTCGCGTAGCTTTCGCCCTTCACCAGCGCAACACCCCGGCCGTAGCTGTCTTGGAAAACAGACTCGCCCGCAGCCCCTTCAACAGCATCAACTAGCTTATCCGTGGCAATTTCAAAAACATCAAGCTCTTCGCGAGTGCTACCAGGGGCGCGGCTAAGGAGGTCGGCGAAATCTTCGTATCCAGCTTCACGCGCATAAGCGTCGATTGCCTCGTCGGCGTTTTCGCCGACGTACTCGCCCATGAGGTTGCCGTTGGCCGCAATTTCAAAGGTCTTGCTCATCATCGTTCTCCTGTCACTGTGACCGCCCCTGCGATCACCATGACTTCATTCCATACGACTTAATTTCCAAGTCAAGCGGCCAGCCGAAGATTTTCACGGCCGCACCTTCGACGCAATTCGCACCGCCGCATCCGCCAGGTCCGCCAGCATCAGCGACATCTCACGCGTCACCCGGGCCACCACCAAAAAGAACACCCCGAACACCAGCCCGCTCACGAACGACGCGAAGCTGCCCGTGCCGCTCATGGCCCACGCCCCGAACATTCCGCCCACGAACATCAGCACCGCCAGCAGCACCACCACCCAATACAGCAGCTCGACCAGGCCGCGAAACGTCGGGTACAGCGACGCCAGGCGCAGCCGCTCGGCGAACACCTCCACAGACACCTCCGCCGCACCCGCCCCGCGCGCCGCCGACGTGGGCGATGGCGCTGGCGAGGACGCACCCGCACCCGCAGCCGCCTCGCCCGCCGCAGGCCCCGTCGGCCGTGGCGCCCGGCTCACCATCGGCCGCGTCCCCCAGGCCGCCTCCACCCGGCTGTAGATCGCCCCGCAGCTCGGGCACGCCTCGAGCTCGTCTCCGCTGGCCTCGTGATTCGCGTGTCCGCACTTCAAGCAATTCCGGTACATCGTCGCCTCCCGTTCAGTTCTCGCAGCGCCGCGACGCCGACCAGAATGCGCAGCTCGCGCGCCCCGTCTGCACCACCTCGCAATCCGGGCTCGGCACAATCTGCACCAGTGCATCGCCCACCGTCAGCTCGCGCCCTGCCTGCGCCAGGCACGCAGGGCAGGCATCCAGCCCCGCGCGGATCTCCACCGCAGCCCAGCCGCGCTCCCCCAGGTCCTGCAGCTGGTGCGCGTAGTACCAGCGCGCCGCCGCATTGCGCCGGGCGTCGTTCTCGGCCAGCGCCATCAGCTGCACCGCCGCCTGCATCGCCGTGCCGTGGTCGCGCAGGTCCATTACGCGCTCCATCAACACCACCCGCAGCCGGTTCGCCGTCATGCCCGGCGCCAGCCCGAACAGCGCCGCCGCGTCATCCACCCGGCTCTGCGCGAACCGCGCCTTCCACGCCCGCTCGATCGCCTCGGCGGCGGCCTCGGTTACCAGGCGCCGCGTCGGGTCGCTCGGTGTCGAGCGCACAAACAGGTAGCTCCCGCAGTGCGGGCACTTCGTCTTGCGCTGCGGCAGCCGGTTCAGCAGGCCGCCACAGGTCGGGCACTTCGGGTCCATCACGCCACCTCCCTGCCTGTGCATTGCCCCGGCGCCGCGCCGCGCGCGCCGCCATCACCATGTCCAGCTCGTCCGGCGTCAGGCACGACGGCACCACCTGGCGCACCACCACATCCCCTGCGGCCGCGTATTGGATCGGCCCGAAAAACTGCTGCATCAGCCGATCCGCCCGCCGTTTCCCTGCTCTACGTCCCCCGTGGCGATGTGCTTCACATCGCGCCCTGCCAGGTTCTCCACCGGCCCGTTGAAAACCTGCGACGGCGCCGGCTTGGCCAGCGCCTCGATCATCGCCAGCACCGCCCGCCGCCCCTTGGCGTCCAGGCCGCGAAACCCTTTGATCAGCCCCAGCTCCGGCAGCGTCAGATGCCCCACCGGCCCGGGCTCCGACACGGCCAGCCCATTCGCCGCCGGCGCCCGCCGGCCGGTGAGCACGTAGAGCACGTCCACGCCGATCGCCGCCAGGCGCTCTAGGTAGGCGGCGTCTGGATGGCGCTGCCCGTTCTCGTACTTGAGCTGGGCCTGCTTCCGCACGCCTGCCGACTCCCCCATCAGCTCCTGGCTGAGGGATAGCCGAACCCGCTCCTCTCGCAGTCGCTCTCCGATACTCATTTGCGTACAAACCCGTTGACAGATACGCGATTGCGTACCATCATTCATTCACACCGTCACACCTCGAACGGCAACTAAAGCGACACGCGCCAACGTGCCGCCAGCCCCCGAAGGAGCTTCACACCATGAAACTGCGCACCCCGGACGAAGCCCGCGCCGAGCTTCAGGCCAAGGGCATCTCGATCACCCAATGGGCGGTCGCCAACAAGTTCTCGCCCAACCTCGTCTTCGAGGTTCTGGGCGGCCGCAAGAAGTGCGTCCGCGGCCAGGCCCACGAGATCGCCATCAAGCTCGGCCTCAAGTCCGGCGAGATCTGCGTCGACCCCGCCCGCGCCCTCGAGCGCCCCCGCCAACGCGTCGCCGCCTGAGGCCCGCCATGCGCTTCCGCCGCCTTCGCTACCTGCGCCAGCAGTCCTGCCCCTTCCTGGCCGACCTCAGCGTCGACTACCAGGAGGCCTTCTGCGCCCTCACCGCAGCCCACGGCATCGAAGCCGCCCGCTGCTACTGCCTCGGAGCGTGACGCCATGTTCGGATTTGAATACCTCTACCAGTTCGACGACCGCACCCTGGCCGCCCTCGCCGAGATCGCAGATCGCGGCCTGCTTTCTCTGCGCCCGCAAGACACCGAAGACGCCTACATCCAGCGTCAAGTCTTGCCGCGACTGCGCTTCATGGGCGGCCCCCTGGCTCACCTTGTTTCGAGCGCATATACACCAGCGTCTCCGCAAGCCACGCCACCGATGCCTGTGTGTCCGGCCTTCGCATGGCCCATTGCGCATTCCCAAGCCGACCGGCCAGCGCCTGCAGATCCAGCCCGCCCTGCTCATGGAGCAGCGCAGCCATCTCGCAGAACGCAAACCGTAGCGCCTCCAGCTCCGCATCCTGCCGCGCCTTCGAGTACGGCGGATACAGATCCGGATCGCCACCCATCGGCAGCAAGTTCGGAGTGGGGGCACCTGGTTCCATGACGCGCTCCATCGGGTTGATCGACACGACCCGATTTTAGCCCGCCGCAAAGCTCTTTCGCACCTTCCAAACATCATTCGTTTTCGCCCAACGTTACCCAGGTCACATCCAATGAGCCGCCACCTCTCGAAACCCCAGCCCACCAGCCTGCGCGCCGCCTTCGAAGCGGACAAGGCGCACGCCCTCGCGCGCCGCCGCCTCGGCGTCGAGCGCCTCGCCGAGCTCATGGCCACCACCCCGGCCACGCTCTACAAGTGGCTCGAGACCGACGCCATGCCCATCAACCGCCTCGCCGCCTGGGAGCACATCACCGGCAGCGACTGCGTGGTGCGCTACCTCGCCGCCAGCGCCCACCGCGTGGTGATCGACATCCCCCACGGCAGCGCCACCGGCCCGCAGGACGTGCAAGGCCTGCAGACCACGCTCAACCACGCCGTGGGCGCGCTGCTGGATTTCCATGCCGGCCGCCTCGACCGCGACGGCTGCATGGCCGCGCTCACCGGCGGGCTCGAAGTGCTCGCCTGGCACCGCGAGAACGTGCGCAAGAACGACCAACCCGAGCTGGAGCTGAACTGATGAGCCACAAGTACGACAACGCCGGCCAGCAGCGCATCTTGCGCGCCCTGCTGATCCTCGCCGGCAACGAGTTCAACGGCGTCGCCCCCGGCGAGCTGGCCAAGGCCATGAACGAGTCGCCCAGCACCGCCACCCGCGACCTGCACAACCTCAAGGAGGTCGGCTTCGCCGAGCAGATCCAGGAGACCGGGCGCTGGCGCCTGGGGCCGAAGGTGGTGCAGGTGTCCTTTGCCTTCTCGCACGAGCTGCAGCGCGCACAGCAGCGCGTGTCCGAACTGCAGAACCGCTACACGAGGCTGCCATGACCGACGCCCACCAGGCAGCCCGCGACGCCGTTGCCCACATCGTCTCCGACGTGGCAAGCGCTCAGCACAACCGCATGTTCGTCGCGGTTCTGCAGTACCTCACCGCCGACGACGCCCTGCCGGAAGAGACCGCACAGCGCCTGCTCGACATCTGCGACAACGACCTTCAGGACGTAATCCGCACCGGAAAGATGCTGGTCAAGGACTGCAGCCTGCTCATCACCGAGGCCGTCATGCGGGCCGCCATCAAGATCAAAGAGGAACACTGAAATGGCCCGTACCGCCCGCACCACCGAACTCCAGACCACGCCCGACATGGAAGCGGAGATCCTGCACGCAGACATGCGCGCCCTCGACGCCGTTGCCGTGGCCAACCAGCAGCAGCACAACGCCGCGCGCATCGTCGCCTCGCAGCTCGGCTATCAACTGCCCGCCGACTGCGTCGACCCCGACCTGATCCAGCGCGACATCGCCGCCAACATGCGCCGCAGCATCGAGGCCTGCCTCGAGGTCGGCAAGGGGCTGCTGGTCCTGAAAGAGGCTTGCCAACACGGCGCGTTCATGGCCCGCCTGGACGTTCTCGGGATCGAACCCCGCGTTGCACAGCGGTTCATGCAGGCTGCTCGCAAATTCTCAAATGCGACGGCGCCGTCGCTTTTGAAAGCCGCCGGCAACCAGGCCAAGCTGTTCGAGCTGCTCGTTCTTGATGACGAACAGATTGAAGAACTGGAGCTGACGGGGCAGACAAACGGCCTCACGATTGATGACATTGGCAAGATGGGATTCCGCGAGCTGCGCAAGGAATGCCGCGGCCTGCGCGACAAGGTTCACGCCCTCGAGCGCCTCAACGACGACAAGAACAAGAAGATCGACGAGATCTCCACGCTCAAGCTCTCCGTCTCCCCCTGGGACGAGAAGGTCAACACCTTCAAGGCCGCAATCGGCGCCCACTTCGACCAGCTCGAGCAGGGCGTCGCGCAGATCCACCTCTTCCACGGCGCCATCCTCCAGGAAGACACCCAGTGGGGCGGCGACGACGAGCAGGAACGCCTGATCCTGCGCCAGTTCGCCACCCTCTACGGCGACCGCCTGCGCCGCCTCACCCAGCAGTTCGCCGAGCTGCGCGACCACTACGACGCCACGCTCTCCGGCTGGGCCGCCGAGCTCGACACCCGCAACCTCGATCTTTTCCAGGCGGGGCAGGGCGATGACGACGACGTTGGCGTCTCCGACGTGATCGGCGCGTAAGGACATCATCATGGCCACCGCGCCCAACCCCACCCACGCCACGCGCGAGTACCTGTGCGAGCTTGCGCGCCGGCTCGACGCCGCCCAACACGGTGGCAAGGGCGCGCTGCTGGCCGAGGCCTGCGCCCTGTACGGCTGGAGCACCGGCAAGCTCTATACCGAGCTCGAGCGCCAGGCCGGCTGGACCAGCGGCCGCAAGACCCGCGCCGACAAGGGCCGCACCCGCCAGGGCGAGGACGCCCTCGCCATGGTCGCCGCCATGCAGCGCGGCAGCGTGCGCAGCAACGGAAAGCAGACCATGTTCACCCCGGTCGCCGCCAGCATCGCCGCCACCAACGGGCAGGACATCGTCGTCTCCACCCGCCAACTCAACCGCCTCACCCGCGCCCGCCGCCTCGGCGTGCGCCAGCAGGCCGAAAGCCACGCCCCCACCGAGCTGCGCAGCCTGCACCCCAACCACGTGCACCAGGTCGATCCCTCGCTCTGCCTCGTCTACTACCTGCGCGGCGAGCAGAAGATCATCCGCGACGACGAGTTCTACAAGAACAAGCTCGACCGCCTGGCCAAGGTGCAGTTCAAGTGCTGGCGCTACGTGCTGTACGACCACGCCTCCGGCCTGGTGCAGCCCTGGTATGTGGAAGCCGCCGGGGAGTCGCCGCTCAACCTGTTCAAGTTCCTCATGCACGCCTGGGGCCTGCAGGACGGCCGCCGCTTTCACGGTGTGCCCAAGGTATTGATGTGGGACAAGGGCAGCGCCAACACCGCCGCCGCCGTGCAAAACGTGCTGCGTGCGCTCGAGGTCAAGTCCATCACCCACGCCGCCGGCAACGCCCGCGCCAAGGGTGGGGTGGAAGGCGCCAACAACCTGGTGGAAACGCAGTTCGAATCCCGCCTGCGCTTCGACCCGGTGCACAGCGTCGATCAGCTCAACGCCGCCGCCAGCGCCTGGGCCGAGGCATTCAACGCCAACGCCATCCCGCACCAGGACACGCGCCTGCGCCGCAACGGCATGGAGCCCATCGCCCGCTACGACCTGTGGATGAAGATCCGCCAGGACGAGCTGCGCATCCTGCCCCCGGTCGACGTGTGCCAGGCCTTCCTGGAAGGCAAGACCGTCACCCGCAAGGTGGCGCGCGACCTGTCGATCACCTTCGCCCATCCGCGCGCCGGCGGCAGCCGCACCTACAACGTGGAAGGCCTGGCGGGCGTGTGCGCCGGCGACACGCTCGAGATCAGCCCGCTGCTGTTCGGCGACTGCGCCATCAGCCTGCGCGTGCCGCGCTTCGACGGCGAGGACCTCGTCTATCGCCTCGAGCCCGAGGCGCAAGACCTCGACGCCTACGGCCGCCCGCTGTCCGCCCCGGTCATCGGCGAAACCTACGCGCGCCGCCCCGACACCGACGCCGACCGCGCCGGCAAGGCGCTCGACGGCCTGCTCTTCCCGGGCATGACCGCCGACCAGATGGACAAGGCCCGCCGCAGCAACGCCGCGCTCATGGGCGGCATGGTGGATGCGCACCGCCACCTGCAGCACATCGAGATCCCCGCCGCGCTGCCGCGCAAGGGCACAGACATTAATGTGGCCGCCCCGGTTTTCGAAGCCCCGCCCATGACGCACTTCGAAGCTGCCAAGGCCCTTCGAAGCCGCGGCATCGAGCGCCCAGACCTGCATCCATGGCTCGCCGCCCAGTACCCCGACGGCGTGCCCGAGGCCGAGCTCGACACCATCGTCGGCCGCCTCAAGGGCACCACCCAGGCGCCGCGCCTGCAGGCCGTGGGGTGACAAGAATTCGGCCCGGTGTGCGCGAACACACCAGGCCGAGAGGTGGGTAACGCAGCGCGAACTGCGAAACCCGTTTGCAGCAACAGCAACAACTGCACTGGAGATTGTACCGATGGAAGTCCCCACCAAGGGCACAGGCACAGGCACCCGCCTCGCCAACCAGCCCGCCCCTGCGCCGATCCGGCTCAAGGCAACGCTGCTGCGTCACGGCATTCGCCACGACGAGGTCGCCGACCGGCTCATCCAGGCCGGCGGCAGCCGCGCCGGGCAGCCGCTATCACGCAGCGCCTTCACCCTGCTGCTCAACCGCGGCTGGCGCCCCAGCCACACCCCGTGGCCGCAGATCACCGCGGCGATCGAGACCTACCTCGACGAGCGCGGCGTCCCGCCCGACGAGATCGCCGAGATCTGGGACGAAGACACCGTCCGCCACCACAGCACCAAGCCGCTCAACACCCGCCTGGGTGAAGACCGCAGCAGCCGACACGCCCACGAAAACGCCATCGAGATCGAGCCCGAAATGCTTTCTGCCCAAGCCCGCCGCCACTTCGGCCTGTTCCGCGACCCGTTTGTCGACGACGTGCAAGGCCCCGATGACCTCTTCATGTCCGCCGACCAGCGCTATGTCCGCGAGGCCATGTTCCAGGCGAGCAAGTCCGGCGGGTGGTTCATCGCCGTAGTCGGCGAGTCCGGCAGCGGCAAGACCACCCTGCGCCGCGAAACCATCGACCGCATCAACCGCGAACACGTGCCGGCCGTGGTCATCCAGCCCAAGTCATTCGACAAGACCGCGCTCAAGGCCGCCCACATCTGCCACGCCATCCTCGCCGACGTGAAGCCCAACGAGTCGCCCAAGCGCAGCCTCGAGGCGCTCGCCCGCCAGGTCGAAAAGGCCCTCACCGAATCGTCCCGCAGCGGCCAAAGCCACGTGCTGATGATCGAGGAGGCGCACGACCTCAACATCCAGACGCTCAAGTACCTCAAGCGCTTCTGGGAGATGGAAGACGGCTTCAAGAAGCTGCTCTCGATCGTCCTCATCGGCCAGCCCGAGCTGGACGAGAAGCTCGACGAGCGCCGCTACTTCGAAGCCCGCGAGGTCATCCGCCGCTGCGAGGTGGTGCGCCTGCTGCCGCTCGACAACCAGGTCGGCGACTACCTCAACCTCAAGTTCCGCCGCATCGGCGCCGACCCCGCGGCCATCCTCGACCCCGCCGCCATCGACGCCATCCGCATGCACCCCAAGCTGTCCCGCACCGTGCGCGGCAAGGGCGGCAACGAGGTCATCAGCCTCACTTACCCGCTGGTGGTCAATGCGCTCATCACCCGCGCGATGAACGAGGCCGCGCTCCACGGCGCCCCGAAGGTCACCGCCGACATCATCAAGGGGGTCTGACATGGCCACTCAACACTAAATCGAAATGGCCCTCAACCTCGTCGACCGCGGCGCCCGCGTGGCGCTCACGGCCGGCGAGCTGGCCGACGGCGACATCAGCGTCGTGGTGCATCTGGTCAGCGGCTGCGGTACCCCGCGCCGCGTCGGCCACCTGCGCCTGTCCGAAGCCGCCGCCCTGGCGCTCACGGTTCAACTCGGCGAGGCGCTCGGACTATGAAGCTCGCCGATCTCCTCGCCCCCGCCTTCATCGAAGGCCGCGTGCTGCCCGTAGTCGTCGCCTTCGCCTTCGGCGTGCTCGTCCACGACATCGCCGGCGATGCCGAAGTCGACCGCGCCCGCATCCAGGCCCGTCAGGCCTTCCTCTACGCCGACCAGGTCCGAGCCCTGTGCGGCGCCCAGCCCGACCCCGAGCGCGCCGTCCAGGCGCTCGCCCACCACCAGGAGCCCCGCAAATGAGCCGCAAGCCCACCCACGCCCCCGCGCGCGCCGCCCTCACGCCGCCGCCCGCGACCGGCCCGCTCGACCACCGCATCCTCGCCACCATCGCCCTAGCCAGCAGCAAGGCCCCGGCCAACGCCGACGATGTCGCCGCCCTGGTGGGCGGCCCCGCGGCCGACTTCTGGGCAGCCTTCGAGCAGCTCAAGCGCGAGCACCGCGTCAACGTGGCCATCATCCGCCGCGCCACCGACCCGGCCGAATGGCTCGCCATCTGGCCTACCGGCCTGCCGGTCAAGCACGAGACCTGGCTCGACCAGAACCGCCACGGCGCATTCGTCGCGCTGCCCGCCGGGGCCATCCGCCAGCACCTGCCCACGCGCCCGCACCTCGACGCCGACCCGCGCCCCGACCTGCGCGCCGTCACTGCCGGCCGCACCACCACGCTCGCCACCGAGCGCCGCAACCGCATCGCCGCCCTGGTCGCCGGCCGCCCCCTGGTGCGCGGCCTCACGTTCAAGGAGGTCGCCGACGCCATCGGCGTCAGCGCCAGCGCAGTCCACTACCTCTACGACAGCATGATCGAAGGCGACCGCGTCGCATCCGGCCGCATCCCCGGCGAGACCAAGGTGTATCGCCTCTACGACCCCAAGGCCGAGGCCGCCGAAGCGCAGCGCCTCGCCGCCGGCCTCCAGGGCCGCATCGCCGCCCACCAGGCCCGGCGCAACCCCAGCCATCAGGAGGCCGCATGATCGCCACTCACCCCCGTGCCGCGCGCCGCACCGGGGCGCTCCCGCCCGCGCTCTCGCTCGTCGCGCAGATCCGCATCGCCGCCGCCGGCACGTCCGACGAGCGCATCCAGCGCGTGCGCGACCGCCTGCTGATACCGCGAAACAGCACCGAAGCCCGCACCCTCCCGCTGCGTCGCGCGCTGCTCGAGCTCCTCGCCCACGGCGGCGAGCTCGACATCAACACCCTGCGCGCCCGCCTGCCTGCCGGCATCGAGCACAGCCACGAAAGCGCCCGCCGCCAGCTCGCCCTGCTCCAGCAGTTCGGCTGGGCCGAGTCCCGCTGCGCCACCAGCCGCCGCGGCATGACCGTCGGCAGCCCCCGCGCCCGCTTCTACACCATCAACGCCGCCGGCCGCACCGCCCTCGCCGACGCCGCCACCGCCGCCACTGCTTCCACCACCGGAGATCACTGACATGGCCCGCAAGCGCCTTTCCGCCACCACCCTCGAATCCTGGACCGACGTCGACGCCTGCCTCAAGGCCATCGGCGAAGCCGACCGCGAACTCGGCCTCCTCGAGGCCGCCCAGCAAGAGCAGATCGACGCCATCAAGGCCTCGACCAAGGCCGCAGCCGAGCCCCTCCAGGCCAAGAAGGCCGGCCTGGAGCTCGCCATCCAGCAGTACGCCGAAGCCAACCGCGCCGAGTTCATCAAGGCCAAGACCCGCGAGCTCACCTTCGGCACCGTCGGCTTCCGCCTCTCCACCCGTGTCGTCATCAAGAACACCGGCAACACCCTCCAGGCCCTCAAGGACTTCGGCCTCACCGCATGCATCCGGATCAAGGAGGAGTGCGACAAGGAGGCCATGAAGAACCTGCCCCTCGAGCAGATCCACGCCGTCGGCGCCAACCTCAAGCAGGAAGACGCCTTCGGCTACGAGATCAAGCGCGAACTGATTCAGGAGGTGGCGTGATGGCCAAGGCAATCATCATCCTCGACGACGACGGCCCGGACGGCGAGGTCAACATCCACTTCCGCTTCGAGCCCAACGGGATCGACGAGCAAAGCAGCGCCCACGCGCTCGCCGCCCGTCTCCTCGGCACCGCCAGCGCGCTGCACCAGCCGGACGTAGGGGAGGGCGCGTGATGCCCGGGCGGATCCACTGCGCGAACACCGAGCTAAACGCCGTGCGTGTCGCAGACGTCTTTCAGCTCACCAATGGGAACCGCTACACGCTCATGATCGGCGCGGAGTCCAAGGCTCCGATCATTCGATCCGGGAATACCGGCAAGATCTGGGCCATCAATTGGGAACAGCTGATACAGATGGCTCGCGATGCCGGGGTGGACGCCGACGCGGGGGGCTCTGATGAAAGCCGACCCCTCCGGCACCCCCGCCGAACGCGCCCGCGCGCTCATGGGCTGGAAGCCGCGCGCCCAGATCCTCGCCGACGGCGGCGACATCACCCGGCGCTGCGAGCGCTGCCGCTTCCGCCGGCTCGACCGCATCTTCGTCGCCGAGCGCGTGGACTTCGCGTCGGTGTGCGGCCACCCGGACGCCGCCGGCGACCACGGCCACGCCACCCGCGAAAGCGCCACCTGCAACCACTGGGAGCTCTGACCGTGCGACCCCGCATGCTCCCGCCCGGCACGCTGCGCCGCCTGCGCATCAAGTGGTTCGCCCTCGGCGTGCTGCTCGGCGCCGCGCTCGTGGCCTCGGCGGCGATGTACGTCGCCGCCATCGTGCCGCCCGAGCTCGCCTACCGCAGCGCCAAGCCCACCGTGCGCCCCGAGGCCTCGCCGGCCCCGCGGCACCCGGCTGCGCCGGCCATCCCCTCGTGCCAAGGGCAGGGCAAGGACTGCGCCGCGCTCGACGCCCCGGGCGCCGATCCCCCCCGCCCCCTCCCCGAACCCGGCGCGCTCGCCCTGGTCGCCCTCGGCCTCGGCGCGCTCGCCCTTTACCGGAGCCACACATGAGCACCCTGACCCTCAAGGCAAACAGCCGCGGCAGCTGGGCCAACGTCTGCAACCTCACGCCCGCCCAGCTCGCAAACGTCAAATCCGCCGCCCTCCAGCTCTGCCTCGCCGCCAACTGCGGCGTCAGCTTCAAGGTGGCCGACGAGCGCGGCACCACCCTCCACAGCCTCGACGCGCGGCAAGACCCGCTCGCCTGGCACGACCGCACGACCTGAGCGTCTGCATGGCCCCAGGAAACCGAGGGAACGATCGGAACCAGCCGGCACGGAATCCGCAAAGGCCCGCCTTGGGGAAACCCGAAAGGGCGCCGGGAACCGGCAACCCCCACACAACCGCAGCACCACCAGGAGCATCCGCATGAACAAGCCCGAACTGATCGCCGCCATCGCCGCCGACTCCACCTGCAGCAGGGCCAACGTCGACCTCGTACTCGACTCCCTCGCCAAGGTCGTCACCGACCACCTCGCCGGCGCCGACCCCCACGTCGACGCCGAGGTCACGCTCCCCGGCCTGGGCAAGCTCAAGACCACCACCCGCGCCGCCCGCACCGGCCGCAACCCCGCCACCGGCGCCCCGATCGAGATCCCCGAGCGCGTCGCCGTCAAGTTCGCCCCCGCCAAGTCCCTCGACGACCGCCTCAACCGCGCCTCCTGACGCGCCTTGCCCGAAGGCCTGCCCCGCGCAGGCCTTCCATCAAGCCCCGTCCTTTCCCACCCCTGTCGGGAGACAGCCATGCAAGCCACCCCCGAAGAATCCAGAGAAGACCTGCGCGCCATCGCCCGCAACCTCCGCGACGGCGCCCGCCGGGTGCGCGCCAGCGCCGCCTACGCCGACGGCCAGGCCTACCGCGACGAAATCGCCCACGCCGAACGCCTCGAAGCCCAGGCCCGCCGGCTCGAACGCGAAGCCGACGAGTCGGCCCCCCGCTAACCCACGCCCCCAGGAGCCCGCCATGCTGCAAACCCTCGCCGAACACCTCGCCGACCTGCTGCTGGCCGCGCTCCTGTGGCTCATGCCGATCGAAGAGGAATAGCCCGATGAACGTCCAGGCCCGCAATGCCCGCACCCACCTGATCCGCCTGATCCACGTCGCGCGCCGCGACCTCGACATGGCCGACGACACGTATCGCGCCATCGTCGGCCAGCTCGCCGCCGGCAAGGCCAGCTCCGCCGACTGCACCGTCCCCGAGCTCGAGCGCATCGTCGCCCACCTAAAGCAAGCCGGCTTCAAGGTCCGCAAGCCCAAGGCCGCCCAGCCCGCCGAGCACCGCCCCCTGGCCACCGACCCCGAGTCCAAGAAGCTGCGCGCCGTCTGGCTGCTGCTCCACCAGATCGGCGCCACCCACAGCAACACCGAGGCCGCACTCGCCGCCTACGTCAAGCGCATGACCGGCGTCGACGACCTCCACTTCGCCCGCCGCCCGTCCGACAAGTTCCGCGCCATCGAAGGCCTCAAGGCCTGGGCCGCCCGCGAACTACCCGCCGCCATCGCCGCCCGCATCGCCCGCCTGATCGCCGCCGGAATCATCCCAGCTGGGCTGGAGCCCATCCACATCCACCACGTCGTGGCCCCGACCCTCAACCCCCGCAGCTTCGACGCCCTGGTCTATGCCTGGCAGTGGCTCGACGGCAAGGAGCGCAAGGGCGCCGAGGTCTTCGACATCCACCCGCCCGCGCGGGTCGCCTGAGGCCGGCCATGTCCCTCCAACTCGACGACGACTATCCCGAGATCCTGGCGGCCGCGGCCAACGCGGCCTATGCCTGGCTCACAGAGCACCTGCAGCTCGAGCACCAGCCCGCCGCCGAGGCCGCTTTCGCCATCGCCGAGGCCATCCGCAACGATGTCGGCGGCGCCTACGAGTACATCCCCAAGGGCCAGACCTGGCTGCTCTCCCGCCGCGATCGCGAGATCTACGGCAAGTTCCGCGGCGACAACTACCGCCAACTCGCCCGCGAGTACCACCTCTCCGAAATGCGCATCCGTCAGATCGTCGAGCGCTGCCGCTCCGAAGACATTCGCGCGCGCCAGTCCACCCTGCTCTGAGCAACAAAAAAGGGCCGTCCGGCCCCTGATCCACATTTGCGCCACGTGCAACTCATTTGCTGCCGGCGTCCCGTTTCCTCCCCCTCCGTCCCACCGCATCCCGCATTTTTCGATACGACAGGCCCCGACTTTTCCTGTCTCCCCTCAACCTTCTCCGCGCAACGACCTGGGAGACCGCGATTACTTCCGCCAGCTGTCTGCCGCCCGCGATGACTTTCTG